AAGCCATTGCCATTGCATTGTCAGAAGCTAAAGTGAAACAGAAGAAGAAATGACCAACGAACCTAAAGTTAGAAGTGTTGGTAAAGTGTGTACGGCTGGTGCTGCCAACACCGTCTACACTTGCCCCACCAATTATGTTGCTCATATGGTGTTGTTGTTTGTTGTAAATCATGGTGGAAATAACAAAACTGTTGCTGTTCAATGGAATGATCTTAGCGCATCACAGAGCTACCACATTGTTGGTGGACAATCTCTAACAGCTAATGGCTATCTTAAACTTGACGGCAGCTATCTTGTATTGAATGCTGGTGACACTCTTATTGTGACACCTGAAGCTGGAGCAACAATGGATGCTACGGTGACAATTGAAGAATATTATTTTCCTAAACAAATTTAATTATAATAACGAAAGACTAAAATGGCAACAAAGAAAGTATTAACAGAACAACAACAGAAGTTCATTGAGGTGTTATTCACTGAAGCTAATGGCGACCCCGTGAAAGCTCGTAAGCTTGCTGGCTACGCTGAAGGCTCCTCCACCAAAGTCATCATGTCTGCCATTAAGGAAGAAGTGATTGAAGCTACACAGCTGTTCATGGCGCTGAATGCTCCAAGAGCAGCAATGGCAGTTATCAGTGGCATCACAGACCCGACAGAGCTTGGCATGCGTGATAAGCTCAATGCTGCCAAAGACTTGCTTGATCGTGCCGGTCTTGCTAAGACAGATAAGATTCAGGTTGAAGCTACCGGTAGCAACATTATGTTTCTTCCTCCAAAAGACGATGCGTGATTTAGGTGCATGGATATTGCCACAACCCATTGAGGAAAATGTATGGGTACCAATTCCAAGATTTCTAAGGTCTAGTGCCATTCCATTTGGATACACATTAGATAATCCAGATGATGATTTTTTTCAACCAGTTCCACTAGAACTTGAAGCACTGGAACAGGCTAAGAAATACCTAAAGCAATATAGCAGTAGGCTTGTTGCTAATTGGTTGGTAAAGCAAACTGGCAGATACATCTCTCATGTTGGTTTGTTAAAGAGGATAAAGAGTGAACAGTCCCGTAAAAGAAAAGCTACAACTTACCGCAACCTTGCCAGAAGGCTCGAAAAAGCAATCAAGGCCGCGCAAAGCTACGAGCAAAAACTCCAACGGACGGAACAAACAAAGTTCTTCGAAAGAGACTACTACACCTCCCTCATCGACAAAGCAACCGAATTTAATAACAGAGACAACAATACCGTTTGACAATCAATATGCTGTTGAAGATGTTGTGTTCAAGCCCAATGAAGGGCCACAAACTTCCTTCCTAGCTGCTGCTGAACGCGAAGTATTGTATGGTGGTAGTGCTGGTGGTGGTAAAAGCTACGCAATGTTGGCTGATCCGTTGCGTTATCTGTACCACCCTCAGTTTTCTGGCCTACTATTGCGCCACACTACAGAGGAATTACGAGAACTCATCTGGAAAAGTCAGGAGATATACCCCAAAATCATCCCCGGCATCAAGTGGAGTGAGCGTAGGATGCAGTGGGAAGCCCCATCTGGTGCCAAACTGTGGATGTCCTTCCTAGATAGGGACGAAGATGTCATGCGATATCAGGGTTTGAGCTTCTCATGGGTAGGTTTTGATGAGTTGACGCAGTGGAAGACCCCGTTTGCATGGAATTACATGCGTTCTCGACTACGAACAGGTGCTTCCGACCTGCCAGTGTACATGAGAGCGACCACTAACCCCGGCGGTCCGGGACATGCGTGGGTAAAGAAGATGTTTATTGACCCTGCCCCATTCGGTGAAGCGTTTTATGCCACCGATATTGAGACAGGCGACACAATGGTGTACCCAAAGGGGCATAGCCGTGAAGGCCAACCCCTGTTTAAGCGTAGATTTATCCCTGCTAGGCTGTATGACAACCCTGCACTGGCAGCTTCTGGTGATTATGAGACTATGTTGCTGTCTCTACCAGAGAATCAGCGCAAACAATTGCTTGAAGGTAGCTGGGATGTAGCAGAAGGTGCAGCATTTAGTGAGTTTAATAGGGATATTCATGTAGTTGACCCCTATAATATACCCAATAACTGGACTAAATTCAGAGCTTGTGACTACGGATATGGCAGTTTTTCCTGTGTTTTATGGTTTGCTGTAGCACCAGATGAGTCCATTGTAGTGTACAGAGAACTGTATGTTACCAAGGTATTGGCAGAAGATTTGGCTGCTATGGTGTTAAATCTTGAACAAAATGAAAGTATACGGTATGGAGTTTTGGATTCTTCAACATGGCATAAGCGTGGTGATACTGGTCCTTCTATTGCTGAGCGAATGATCATGAAAGGATGCCGCTGGCGACCCGCTGATCGCAGTGCTGGCAGTAGGGTGGCTGGTAAAAATGAGGTGCATCGGCGTTTGCAGATTGACTCGTTCACTGAGAATCCACGAATGACCATCTTCAGCAGCTGCACACAATTGATTGCTGATTTGCCTACTATACCATTGGATAAATCTAATCCAGAAGACGTTGATACTAAAGTGAAGAATGACCACAGCTACGATGCTTTGAGATATGGACTTATGTCACGGCCTAGAAGTGGAAGTATATTTGATTACGACCCTACTAAACAAAAGTATGGTATAACTGCTTGTGACCCCGTATTCGGCTATTGATATTGCTAAAGGAATATAGATGCTAACAAAAGTTTGTACTACTTGCAAAGTCGAGAAGAGTGTTGATAGCTACTATAAGCAAAAGCTGGGTAAGTATAATGTTACGGCTGAGTGCAAGTGTTGTTCTGCTGTGCGAACAAAAGCTTATTATCAAGATAACAAAGAAGTGTTTGCTGTGTACAGCAAGGTCTACTATCAAGACAACAAAGAGTTCCTAGCTGCCTATCGCAGTGCCTATAAGAAAGCAAACCCTCACCTTGTTAATGCTGACAGCGCCAAACGAAAATCAACTAAACTTAAGGCAACACCAGCATGGGCTGATCTAGAAGCTATCAAAGGAATGTATCAGCTAGCTGCTGTATTTAATCGCACTGGCATGAATTTACAAGTTGATCACATCGTCCCCTTGCAGAGCAAGTTAGTTTGTGGTCTTCATTGCGAAGCAAATTTACAGCTAATGCCAGCTAGTGACAACATTAGCAAGGGCAACAGGCACTGGCCTGACATGGCACAAACTTAACTATATAACCTAAAATATACTATGGCAACTAACAACAACTCTTTTATGGACGATAAGTCTGTAGGTTTAGAAGACAGCAATAAAGCTCAAGACGCTTTTGCTGGCAATGGCATTATCTCTTTTATTGAAGAAAGATTTAGTCGTGCTGAAGAAAGCCGCCGCTATGATGAACAGCGTTGGCTCAGGGCATACCGCAACTATCGTGGACTATATTCTCCAGATGTTAAGTTCACTGAGGCTGAGAAGTCTCGCGTCTTTATTAAAGTGACTAAGACTAAAACACTGGCAGCGTATGGTCAAATCACTGATGTATTATTTGCCAACAACAGCTTCCCTCTTTCAATCGAACCTACCATCTTACCAGAAGGTATAGCCGAACACGTTCACATTGAAACTGCTGACAAGTCTGGTCAAGGCCAACCAGCAGAAGAGACACCAGACGCTGGCGCTTTGTTTGGATACAAAGGTGACGGCAAGAGTCTACCTCCGGGTGCCACTGTGCAATCGTTGCTTGAGCGTCTTGGTCCTCTGAAGGACACGCTGAAGGATGAGAAGGTTATTGAAGGCGCTGGAGTTACACCAACCTCGTTGACATTTAGTCCGTCAATGATTGCAGCTAAGAAGATGCAGAAGAAGATATTGGATCAGCTGGATGAAAGCAATGCTAACAAGCAACTGCGTTCAGCTGCATTTGAGATGGCATTGTTTGGCACTGGTGTGATGAAGGGTCCATTTGGCGTTGATAAAGAATATCCTAAGTGGGATGAGAAGGGTGAATACAACCCCATCATCAAGACAATGCCACAAACATCACATGTTAGTGTGTGGAATTTTTATCCTGACCCCGATGCTAATAATACTGGAGAAGCACAGTTTATAATTGAGCGTCACAAGATGAGTAAGACACAAGTGATTGCTCTAAAAAGACGTCCGATGTTTCGTAAGAATGTCATTGATGAAGTTGTAACGCAGGGTGAAAACTATACCAAGAAGTATTGGGAAGATGATCTCAACGACTTTGCTCCAAACTATGGCGTTGAACGCTTTGAGGTGTTGGAGTATTGGGGCAATGTCAGCGTTGAGTTGTTGATTGCTAATGACATCACCATTCCTAAAGAACTTAAAGGTTATGATGATTTGCAAGCCAACATCTGGTATTGCAATGGCAAGGTCATTCGACTTGTTTTAAACCCGTTCAAGCCTTCTCGCATTCCATATTACGCTGTTCCATATGAACTCAATCCCTACTCCATCTTTGGTGTTGGTATTGCTGAGAACATGGATGATACACAGACGCTGATGAATGGCTTCATGCGTATGGGTGTTGACAATGCTGTGCTGTCTGGCAACTTGGTGTTTGAGATTGATGAAACCAACTTGGTGCCGGGTCAAGACATGGCAATTTTCCCCGGCAAAATCTTTCGCCGTCAAGGTGGCGCTCCGGGGCAAGCGTTGTTTGGTACAAAGTTTCCAAACGTATCTCAAGAAAATATGCAAATGTTTGACAAGGCGCGTCAGCTTGCTGATGAGTCTACAGGATTGCCATCATTTTCGCATGGACAGACTGGTGTATCCGGTGTTGGTCGTACAGCCAGCGGCATTTCTATGCTAATGAATGCTGCCTCCGGTGGCATCAAGACAGTCATTAAAAACATTGATGATTATTTGCTCCGTCCAATGGGTGAGGCGTTCTTCAGTTTCAATATGCAGTTTGACTACGATGCTGAAGCTGCTGGAGATTTAGAAGTGAGGGCGCGTGGTACAGAGAGCTTGATGCAAAATGAAGTTCGTAGTCAGCGTCTGCTTCAGTTCTTGCAAGTTGTACAGAATCCAACACTTGCTCCATTTGCTAAGATGCCTTACATCATTCGTGAAATTGCTAAGAGCATGGACCTTGATCCCGATCTTGTCAGCAACAACATGGATGAAGCTGCACGACAGGCTCTTGTGCTTCAGCGTATGCAACCCCCTGAGCCACCTGCTGGCGCTGCTCCAGAAGGTGCTGGTGGTCCTCCTTCACCAATGGATACATCCGGTGGTGGCGGTGGCAACATTGGTGTTGGTCAAGCTCCTGCTCCCGGCATGGATGGCTTTAGTGGCGCTCCTGCCGGTGCTGCTGCTCCAATGGGGCCAATGCAATGATCGTAGAAAAGCCTTGGCTTTCTAAGCTAAAACCATTTGCATATAACAACATTCAGTGGGAAGCATACATTGAAATGATTGATGCTCAGCTTGAAATGAATGCTCGTAAGCTTGAAGCATCCGTTGAGCTTGTTGATATCTATCGCGCTCAAGGTGCAGCTATGGCTTTGAAACAACTTAAACATCTGCGCGATGAAATTGCTAAAGGGGATAAGTAATG